AGATCAGAAAGATTTGGTAAGTAAATGGCCGGAATCTTTAGATCACCGTCAAGAGATACCCAACCACCGGGGACACCAAGATCGTTAATCTTATGAAGAAAGTTTGATTCAACAAAGATCTTTGATGCCGCATCATTGTCGTTGACTGGACTACCTAGATTGATGATACGAAAGTTTGCCATATCAAGCAACCCGCCTAGGTAAGGTCCACCAGATGCTCCTTGATCAGAGATTAGCAATACGGTGTTGTCAAGATCCGATTGAATTTCTTGAATAAGATTTAGTAACTGGCTAGTACTTAGGTTAAGTTGGTTTGCGGTAAGTCGGCTACCTGCGCTCCAAGATACAATCGGCTCCTCAATGGGGGATTGCCTCTTGACAGTTAAGGTTTGCTCGTTTAATGACCCAGTGTTTTGCCACCAATCAGGAAGAGTGTAGACCTCACCACTTTCTAGAACAACCTGGTAATCCGTTGGGATAGACAGCCCGGTAATTGTTTTTGTGGTTGAATCAAGTGTAACCCATGTCTTGTCGATAACTGAAAGGTTTCTTTTATCCTGAATCGTTACAGTAAAGGACGAGTCAATATCAAAGTCGCGGGTAAACACTAGTTGGTCTAGATGCGGAACATTGTCAATCAGGTTGATTGGGGCATAGCTAAATGGTAATTCGGTTGTCGATAAGGTTAGAACAAGATTATCTGTACTTCCCATGTTTACCTCAGTGAACTATAGTTCATCTTGAATTTACCACGCAACTCAATATGAGTAATATTGCAAGGCGTAGGATAGTCAGACTCAATTACAATCTTAATGTCATCAGCCATGCCGAAGATTTGGGAAACTAGTTCACCTTCTTTCTCGGTAATATCAAGGCTTAGGTCACTGTTAATTGCGTTTGGTAGTTGACTGCCAAATGTAGTTACGGTGGATGGTCGTTCATTTCTTGTAGCAACTACTCTATAGTCTCCCGTTTCAAAGTGACGAGTCAGCATTGACCGAAGACTGAGCAGCCCATCAAGAGCATTGCCATCCGAAGATCGTGGGAATTGCTTTGACAATTCAATAGACATCAAGAAGCTTTGTCCGAAGTACACGGTCCCGCCATCCTGCCCAGAGTAACTGTAGTTGTCACCACTGACGGTAATGGTTGTGGTCGTGGAGTCAGTTGTGATTGACTCTACGGGCACCCTTAGGTTTGCAAGTTCGCCCCACTCTGGACCAAGAATAACTTCATTGATGTTTGGATCTACCCAGGGCAATGTGTAGGTTGTTACGCCCGTTGCCGCAGTATATGCTGAATTGCCACTTCCAAGGGTAACCTTATAATGGTGATCAATGCGTGGTACTTGGTTGTCTTCTTTTCTAAGGAGACTACGCTCAATCCAGAATCGGTTGTCTCTGACGACAACGCAGTATAGGTAGTTTTCAAAGGCTCTGGCGGCAACCACTTCAGACCCTGAGTCCAGAATGTATCTGAAGAAAGAGTTCTGAATGACACGATCTCCTGAGAATTTGTTAACATACAAGTATAATTGATTCGGGTTATCGTCATCAACTGCAATGATCATATCCTGTGGAGCCGCAACCGTAAGTGCCCTATAGTTATCTGGTAGATAATCAGGACAATGCTCACTGACTTCCACAGAAGAGTTTACCGAAGCAGCAATGCTTGAGAAATAGAGATAGAGACGACGAGAATCAAAGAAGTAAATCTGAGATCCCATTAGCAAAGGATCCACAAGTGGAGCCGTTGAGTAGAATGTCGTCGGTGACATCTCTGCTGTGAATGGGGTAATCCGGTTTTCAGAACCAGTCAACTCAAACTGAATGTTACTCTTGGTATTAATGAACAAGTAGTTTGAGAATGGAGTCATACTAATAACTTCAGCATAGGTATTAGTAGAAGCAGCAACATCAACTGGATCTGTGTCTGCAATGTTGGTTGGATCTTCAATCCAAAGGTTTTCGTAGTCACCAACCTGGCTGCTAAATACTCGGTCCCTAGAAGACATCCACAGTCTGCTGCGGAACACGGCCATGCTTGTAATCTCAGACTGGATAGCATTGTTATCGTCATCTAAGAATACAGATGGGCCGGGGTTTGTGTTAGTGTCCCCGCTTAGTCTTGGCTTCCAGTTAATCGGATTGCAAGACCACGACTGATTATCAAGCTTTAGTGCTTGTGGCATTCGCTTCTTGTCAATGACTGAATACTCGTCAGGGGTTCTAACCCTTTGGGTATATGGTCTAGATTTACCTACGGCATCAACAGGCCACCCACCAGGATCAAAGGTCTTACCCTCCTCAAAGGAAATGATTCGGTAGTAACCAGACGGTTGAGTCAGGAATGGGCCAGCCGCATAGTAAATCTTACCACGGCCATTTGGGAATGTCAGGTTGTAGCTGGTTCCACCATAGGGCCACTGAACCGTTTCGTCCTCGTTTAGTTCATCATAGTATGGGTGGTCCTCGTCGTGCAATCTGTTCAGCACAATCTGAGTCAGCCGATTATCGTTGGTAATATTTCCACTATCAAACTTAATAAACCAGTTGGAAGCATACCAATCTGATTCGTCTGGCGGAAAGTCAATCTCGCTAAAGTCATCTACAGCTTGGGGCTGAGTGGGAAACACGGAGTCATTAAGATCCTCTACCGGGATGGTCTGATGGCTATGGCCACCAGTTCCCGGCTGATAAGGAACGTTATCTGTACTATATGCAACTGAAGTATAGTACTGGATTTTTGGACCCTCAAGGTCTAGTGTGGCTGTTTGTACTCCACCAAGAGAGAAGGTCTTGTACAGACCAGTTCCGTCATCAGCAGAAGTAAACCCGGCCTTGACCTTGGTGTTTAGAATAATCACCTGAGTACCAAAGGTAACTCCACGGAGTACATCCCGTGCTTTATACTCGTTGTTACCATAGGTAATATAAGCCAATGACTCGGCAGAAACATTAAACAATGAGGAGTCTTGCTCCACAAATGTGTCGCCAGAGGCATTGATCTTAAACACGCGGAAAAGGTTGGCGGTTGTAGTTGCCTTATAATCTACAACAACAAGGTACTGGTTATCTTCATTGATAATAAACCAATAGTACCAGTAGTCATTGTTAGCAGACTGAGTAAGGTTTGGTAAGTTAAACACTTCCTCGTCTGAGACGTTTGTGCCAGGAATTAGTTCAAACCCAGGACGCTTTTCAACAGACCGCTGAAGAGTAACCAAACAGTTGTCAAGGTTCTCTGCTTCGTTTGGCAGCCTCTTGTTTGGGGCCTGTCTTCCTACACCACCGATAAGATTGTAAATAGGAATCTTTGTAGTAAGTACTTGAGATCGTCTGGGATTCATCATGAGCTTGTGCCTCTCCAGAATCTAAACTCATTGGGATCTCTCATTCTGGCACGGTTTCTTGGATGAAACTTCTGCATGTACGAAGGACCGTTTAAGAATAGGTTGGATCTTCGGTCTTGTGTGTCCTCGGCCTTGAACAGACTCCAATACATCTGCTCCTCTTGAGCCAGGAACATGTCTGCTTCCGCATCACCCATAACTGCTGCTTGATATCTTCGTGCAGCAGAAGCCATGATTGCCCTCTGTAAAGTAGTGGGTAGGTTATCCCACTTCAGTCTCTTAGTATACTGGATGGTATACTTTGTACCTACTTCCCAGATGTCGGTATCGTCCGTGACATTGTATAACTTTGGTTGTACTCTGCCTTGGACCCTGGCGTAGATTGCCAGTCCTCTATCGTTTGTGTGCATAGAGAACAATTCCGCATCAATAATACCATTGTCATCATCATCAGCCACAGGTAGAAAGATTCTTCCGTTTGCATCAGGATAAAGTTCAACGGTATACTGATTGACAGAGAGACCACGAAGCTGATAGTCTCTTTCGTATCTGTCTAGAATTTGCTCTGCGAATGCAGTATCGACACCGCTTGAGCCATCCAAATCAGCAACCAGAGATTCTCCAGAGGCTTCAAGCATGTGGTTGATTGCTTCAAGTCTTGAAATTGCACCCATTAAGTGTCTCCATTGAAACAAGAAAAAATAACCCCCATACCCCTTTCAGGGTATGAGGGCTTAGTTGTAGTGTTACCTATTAAGCGGTAACGGCATGTTACCTATCAGGCGGTAACAACGTACTCTGGGGTCATGCCGATAGCGGCCTGTAGCAGAGTGTAGTCGGCGGCAAGCTGGGTGCCGAAGGGGCCGAGGTTACCAGCACCACCATCGTCAGCCGAGCATAGGACCGAGGCGAGTTCTGGGCGAATAACGCCAGTACCCTTCATGGTCGAAGCAACGGTGAACTGGGTGTTGCGACGGATATCCTCAACGGTATCGGCCTTAACGCCCTGTAGCGAGAGACCAACGATGGCCTCGCGCTGGAAGATGAGACCGGCAACACCGGCATCACCCTTCTTACCAAGAGTGCCGGTGGCAGCCGAAGCAGTACCGAAGGCACCCTCTAGGTTGTAACGAGCCTCACCAATGCCCTCAATCTCACCGGCGGTTGGAGCAACGCCAGCAGCGGCGTAGTCCACGACGGGGAGGTGGTTGCTCTTGATGATGGTAACGCCCTGGTAGACCATGGCATCGGACATGGAGTGCATGCCCTGAGTGAGGCCAGCACCAAGGCCACCGGCCTCAGCAACACCACCGAAGAGCGGACGACCAGCACCACCAAGAAGGTCCGCAGCGTCACGGGCAATGCCGAGCGAGCGGATATCTTGGAACGCCTTGGGGGTAACAGCAAGGTATACACCCTCGGTTGGTAGGTCGTTCTCTTGTAGGTAGGTCATGAAGTCTTCGCAGGCCTGTAGCGCCTTGAGGGCAGCGGTGGTACGCTGATCCGCAGTGGCACCGGCGAAGTTGTGGACATCGCCAAGGTTCTTGAAGACATCATCCGCAAAGATGGGGCTGTTGGGTAGACCGCGTGGGTCGGTAGCAAGGGTGGACTCCGCAGCGGCTCGTAGGAAGTACGAAGCGATCTGACGGTCGCGGGTGTACGCGAGACGGAGACCGGCCTGGCGTGCAAGCTCCTGACGGAACTCCCACTGAGTCACCATGAGATCGATGTTGTCGATCTCAAAGTGAGCAGCGATTGGTCGCTTGTCGAGCTTGACCGCAAAGGTGGTCGAAGTGGAGTTAGAGCCACCAAGAAGCTCCTCACCAGCGTTCCATGCGGCCTTGAGGCCAACGGTTCCGGTGATGGGGAATTCATAGGTGGTACCAGACACAAGGGTCTTGGTCTGGATCATCGGCTCAAACATGTTGTACTCATCGTAAGCACGCATGACCATGCCCTCCCACTCGGGAAGCCATAGCTTGTTTGCACCGGCAGCACCACCCGAAGTCTGGGCAGTCTCGTCTGAGCGATATACTAGTTGGTTTGCAGTCAGTGAGTCAGCCATTTGTTGTTTCTCCTTTAAATTATGGCACTCATAAATAAAGGACATACATTGTCTTGATTATCCCAATCGGGGTCGCAACAAATGACTACTGTGAATATGCTGGTCCATTGCCGCACAGCGGGGGATATACATACTCACCTTGTAGTTGCTCTCGTCCTATAGAGCAATTAAGATAGATGACTGAGGGAATTGTTTCCCGCAGCATAGGTTACCTCAAGTCGCCGTGAAAACGCTTCATATAAAGCTTGGCGTTCTTTCGGTGTTTCGGCTTTGAGGTAAGCGTCTTGGGCAGAGTACATTTCTGCCTTCGTTTCAAAGGGCTTTGTCTGGGTGGACACAGCGTTCGATGGTACACCAGTCGGTGTCCTTGCTGGTTCCTTTGATTGTGGTCGGGCCTCCCACTTGGCCTTGAGTCCAAGAAGCGTAGTCTCCCACGTTTCTGGGTTATTCAGCATTCTTGTGATGGCGATCTGTTGCTCTGGAGATGAGGTCTGGCTTGTGTAATCAAGGATGGCCTGGAGATTGTCTACTCCACCAACAGCGTTGGCGGCAATCTGGTTGGCTTCCTTGACCTGAGCCTTGTACATCATCTCAACTTGATTCACCAGAGAGTCGGGCGCCCTTAGAGTAGCCTTAATCTCTGCCTTGAGATCATCATCAAACGTACCACCATTCATCAAGAAGCGGTCTCGCCACTGATCAATCTTTTCCTGAGGAATTTCCTTTGGTTCTTCAGTCTGGGTCTGAGTCTGTTCTGGTTCTTCTTCTTTGATTACAGACAGGGGTGTGTCTGGAACCTCAGTCTCCTCGACAGTTTCTGTAGTCTCTTCTTGTTCTGTTGCTTGAATCTGCTCTAGCTGCTTTCGTAGCTCTGCATTTTCTTGAGACTTTTGTGTATAAGACTTTTCGAGTTCTTGAATTGAATCAAACCAAGACCCGGCATCGTTAAACTTCTCGGGAATCTGGTCGGGCTTGTTTGACCAGTACTCAACAAAAGAATCACGGCGAGGGTTGGATTCAACTGGTGTTTCCAGAACCTCCGAAGATTGTTCCATATTGGAGTCAGCGTTGGTCTGTTCCATGTAGTTTTAATCCTTAATTTACTTACGAGTCTTTGCTTCAACGGCAAAGAACATTGACGAGACAACCTTTAGAAGTCGCTCGTAGGTTTCAGTTTTGTCCTTACCTCTGAATGGGTTAGAGGTAGTTAGGGCATGAAGCCCGATCTTAACTGGGTCGTTGTTTACAATCAAGACGTTCTTGGCTAGGTTAACAACGGTACGGGTTTCAGATAGTGTTCCAGAAGAAATGGAGACATTGCTTCCATCAGCAGAACACAGAGTATCAACTGTGCTACCATATTGAAGCAACCATGCTTCAGTTTGGTCATCAGTACTTAATGCAGGGAACGTAGCCTCAAACCAATCTGATAGGCGGGGGAAGGTTTCAATAAGACCACCACCGTCATCTACCAATAGGTTTGGGAAAATAGTCCCCAATGATTTTAGTTCAGCCATCTGTAGGCTCCTCGATTTCTTGGGCAAAGCCAACAACCCAATGGTGGCCTTGGTAATAAATGTAGAACCGCTTGCTCTTTAGTGACAGGTTGTTTTCAAATGTATCAATATCAACCAGAACCTGTCGGCTCTTAAGAACAGCAAGGTCTTTCTTCACAAGCATTGGACCAACAGTCCGTGACCAAATCTGTAGATCTGTTTTTCCGATACACTGAACCCTAGTCTTTTCAAAGGTATCCTCAAAGGCTCGGTTTACAAAGTGAGTTCGGAATTCAATTTCCCCGGAATCAGTCACGACGACTCTTTTTACCCATGCAGGGAAATCAAACGAATCTAGGAAGACATCAAAGAATCCGTTAGCTCTTGTGGCTACGGACTCTACCTTCTCGGCAATTTGCTGTTGGTTTTCCATCTGTAGCCTGTGTAATTTCTTGTACATGATGTATAAACCAAACAGCAAAGCGCCGATTTCCGATCCGCTTGAGACGACATAATCAATGATTTGAGGCTCAAGCATTTATTAGTTCTCTATTAGAGGTGACTTTGGGAGTCTGCGGGGTGATTGATAGCCGAAGCAATCTCGGGATCTAGCTTGGCGAGGGTACCAATGTCTGCACTGGTAATACCCTCCTCAAGGATCTTGATCTGCTCGCGGTTTCGTCGGGCAGCACGGCGTGCAGCGCCAGCGTAGCCAGCGACACCACCAAAGCCCAGGGCCGATAGACCAATTTCTAGAATACCAAACCCAACCTCTGTGGTTGAGGCATCAACCTCGGCCAGAATTTGGGTGGCTTCGCCAAGAAACTCCTGAGATCGAGCGAGGGTTGACTCTGCTCGGGTCAGAGACGACACAACCTCGGCACGCTCTGGGGCATCCTCTGGCAGTGTCTCCAGTTCAAGACGAAGATCCCGAACAATTCCGGTCATTGTGTTTACCTGTGCCTGAGCCTGCTCTACAAGGGGTAGAATATCATTACGCTCGACACTCTGGCAACCAGCAAGACCAAGAACTGACAGCAGGCAGATTAGAATAAAATAGTTTCGCATAGTTTCCTCATACTTCTGTGACGTACTTTGCGTCGATTAATTTCTTAAGTGTTCGCTGTTGCTCTTCAGTACCGGCGGATGCACCAAGTCTAAGGTGCAGCGCAACGATAACCTGTAGGGCATGCTCTACTTGTGGGTACTTACCAACAAAGTGCTTGTGGTTAATTCTTAGAATAACACCATCATTAGCACTGGACTGAATTAAAGACCATGACTTGATACCATTCTTTAGAATACTTCTTGGAACGGCAGAAGCCACAAGACCAAAGCTTGGATGAATATACCGGGCCAGCGGGGTTGAGGGAATAGATGACATGTAATCATCATATGCACTCTTTACAATGTTACCAGCAGCCGTAGTATCAATACCATCCACAGACCTGGGGTTCCACCACAATAGGAAGTGGCGAACACCAGCATCTACAAACTTCGGAATGGCTTCGTTCCAGTAGATTTCAGACATTAACAAGTTTGTTGCCTCAGCGTCACCACTTGCGGCAGCAATCTCAGCAGCGTACTTTAGCTGCAAGTCTTGTGGTAAGTCTGTCAATGGGTCTCCGGTATCAGGATCGACGGCCCCGATGTTCCAGTTGTTTACTGCTCCAAGCACATTATCACCTTGTTCACCCCATCTTGCAGGATGGAATACCCATGGGGCCTGTGGCTTTGTGCTGTTGGATGTATTGTATAGGTCAGCAACCGAAGTTGGTGCAGAATAGAATACATGTGAAGCATGAGAGCCATGACCATCTGGGCGTACATAGGAAACAATGTTGCCATTGCTTTCATCTACCTGGAGGTGGTTAGAAGATGTATACCAGTTTCCGATGAGAGCATTTGGGAAGTGCTTTAGGATCTCATCGTCTGCTACCTTCTTCATAGCAGCAGCCTCAATAGCATGGACCCAAGGACCAGCCTTTGAACTCCACTCTGGGTAGTCGTTAATCCACCCATTGTATGGCCAGTTTTCAGCAAACCCATCAAGCACAACGCCGGGGGTATCACCTAACTGAGCCTCTCCCTCTTCTGGGAGGCGATCTGCTGGATCAAGCTCGGCCCTAATGGACAGGTGAATTTCCCGTAGGGTCTTTGTCATACCAGGCATAGCACTCAGGTCGTCTGCTCTTGGATCGGCTAGCATCTGCCCCCAACGTCTATAGATATTACCAAGCTCGTTTAGGGTTTCAGTGTCAAGCCAGAAAGCCGTGGGATCTGGTAAGTCAACAAACTTAGGATCTTCGGCTTGAAGTCTCTTCCACTCAGTACAGAATGCGTCCATCCAACCAGTCCAGTACGCTACACCGTTTGCCATAAACAAGGAATCTGGTGCCGCAGCAGGGCCAGCTGGGACATTGGTAACAACTGGAGTACTTCCTGCACCAGACTCAGTAACGATTGCTGGTGTACATACCTCACCGGGAACATACCAGTTTGAAGCTGGGGGATCGAACCAAACCTCAGGGGCATCAAGCACACTTTGGAAAAGCAAGCCAATGTATGGCTCACCATTTACAAAGGGGCTGCCATATCTGTTAAGAGTAATGGCCACTTCACCCGGACCTCTTGGGGTTGTGGGTAATGTGAGCGGAGATCCGTCTAGGCCATAACTTGCATACAGACCAGGGTCAACCATTTGAAGTGCAATGTCCTGTGCTTCCCGTACTGGAATACTGACAACAGTGGGTCCAGTAGTTACGGCAAGGTTTCTTGCAATTGTAGTTAATCCGGTAAGGGATGGCAACGAGTCCTTCCACCTAGTGGTTGGAAGTTCGTCAATGATTTTATAACCCATCTGATGAATATCTGGGTGTGTACTTGCAAGGCCGTAAGGATCATCCCAGGTCCAAATCTTGTGTCCTGAGATGGACTCTGATCTTGGTTGTACACCAAACAGAAGTTCACGGATGTCACCAGCCGGTGGTTCTTCCAGGGTTGCAAACGTAGCTACCGGAGAATATCCAGTACCTGCGCCGTTGGTTGCGTATGCCTTGAAGGAATACGCTGAGTCATCAGACAGGCTTGAAACCGGGACGGTAAATACTCCGGTTGTACCTGATGTACTTAGCTTGGTTACTCCAGTACCACCAATCTCTGGGTTGCTGTTTACTGAAGTCAGTGACAGAACAACACCACGCTCGGTAATAGGATCCCCACCATCATCAGTCACATTACCGCCAAGTGTAGCGGAGTTTGTGGTGATGTTTGCGGATGTAGGAGTTGTTACCGTTGGTGCAACAGGTGAGATAA